CGTATCAGCGCCAACAGCAACGAGATTCGGACTGAGGCGCAACTGCTCATGGATCATGGGCAGGCAACAGGCGATACGGTGGTGGTCGCAGGCGCGACCCGGATTGACGGTCTGGCGGCAGGGATCCACGCGGAGTTGCCGGGCGTGGAGGACCGTACCCCGCCTTGGATGGCACTGGCAGGTTGGATAGCAGTAGCGGTAGTTGCGATAGCAGTAGTGATCATTCTGTTCCAGACAGGGTTTGGTACTGCTATCAGAATTGCGATTGGTTGGATTCCACGTAAACCTCGGCAAGAGGCGGAGTTAGCGGCGAATATGCTAGACCCAGACAAACCAGAGAACGCTCGCGAATTTATAGCAGCCCGGAGAGCCTCTGATCCATTTTTCAATGCGGCGTTTAAGAACGCCCGGGCTGTAAAGGAGACACCATGATTCTCGCAGACCTAAGTTCCTTCATCGGTAGCGTGTGGGCAGTTGGCTTGGCGTTGGTAGTTGGCGTTGGTGCAGGGTATTACCTGCGCAGCAAGAAGCAGTTCTAATACAAGAGGAGGATTACTAGTGGCGATCAAGATGCAAATTCGGCGCGGAACTTTGGCGGCTTGGGATGCTGCTAGTAATCCTGTTCTTGAACCCGGCGAACTTGGCTTTGTGACTGACGTTGGCAAGACGGCGTTCAAGATTGGCGACACGGCAGGTACTGGGTGGAACACGCTTCCATACGTCAACTCGACCTATCCAGAGTTGTTACCTGATGCGGGTGGCAACCTTGACTTATCAATTGTGCAAGGTCGGTATCAGTTGTTAACTGGAGTTACCTACACAAACGTACCAGCAACAGACTTTACTAACACTACAACTGATGGTAATTGTCTTCTTTTCGTTACTGTTCCGTCCACGACTATTGTTATCCAAGAGTTGACAACATCGTTGACAACTTGTAAGCGATTCATCCGTGCCAAAAATAATTCTACGTGGACCGCATGGAAACGTATTGACAACTTGAGTGCTAGTGAAAGCCTGTCGATTACCAACTTAACCCTCAGTGGCGTATTGACTATTCCTGTTGGAGCAGTTGGCACTCCATCACTCACATTTGCTAGTGACACTAATACTGGTGTTTACTCAACTGGTGCAGACAATCTCAGTGTGACTACGAATGGAGTTCAGCGCGTAGCAGTTGGAACTGCACTTACTACTGTTACTACTCCACTCACAGTCAGTGGGCTTGTAACAGCATCAAATGCGCTCACTGTTTCTGCTGGCACAGTTACTCTTCCAGCAGGATCAGTTGCTGGTGCTGCCCTAGCAGACAATGGGGTAACCGTTGCCAAACTTGCGCAACTTGCAACATTGACTGTTCTTGGAAACAGTACTGCCGGAACTGCTAATGTGGCTGCATTGACAAGTGGCTCTAGTGGTACGGCACGAACTGCACTTGGACTTGGGACAAATGCATATTCGTCCGTTACTCCACTTCCGGCATTTCAAGTAGGCGCAGGGGTTGGTCAGGTCAAAGCGGCTTCTGCAATTGCAAGTGTAAGTTCAAATGATCCTATTACATTCGGTGCAAGTGGAGAAACATGGTTTGTAATCGTGTGGAAACAATGGCAAAACTTAGGAAGTACAGGATTAGCAACGATTGAAGTATTGACCGCTCCAAAAAATTACGTTCCACAGGCTGGTCAGTGGGGGGTTATTGGATTTGCAATACGGACTGCATAATGCCATACCTCCCAATCACTCTTCCTTCACGCGGCTTGCACGTTGACAGTGCATACTCGTCATTGCCTCCGGGCTTTACGCTCGATTCAATAAACGTGCTCCCGTATGACCCGTACAAGGGGAAGCAGCGACTGGGTCAGCGCAGGGCATTGCTTGGCGCGTTTGAATTCAACGACACTAGCCCATCAGTAGTAACGCGCAAGGTGCAAGCAATTGTCCGCGCTGATGCATATGTTGTGGCTGATGGCGGATCAACTGAACTTACACAACGCTGCGTTGTTGTGGCAGGCGGCGAGGTGTACATCATTGATCCGGGCGACACTGTGCCAACCATTATTGCGTATGCGTCATCAACATCAAAGTTAGATGACACCAAAGATATTTCTGTTGCGATCTTTGGTAACTACGCTTACTTTGCTGATGGTGAAAAATACCGCCGGATGAACATCACGCTCGCTCCTAACGATATGCGTGTTGAGTTCTGGGGAACAATCTTATCAAACGTAACTATTCATAACAGTACTGGACATATTCGATTTACTGCGACTCCATTAACAGTTGATCAACCAATTGTTGTTACTGGAACATTTACTGGTGCGGGTATTGGAGCAATCAGTCTATATGCGTTTCAAGAAACGTTTTACGTCAAATCAATAGTTGGTACTGCTAATAATGAAGTTGAGTTGTCAAGAACCCCCGGTGGACCACATCTAGCAACAACTGCTGGTAACACTAACGGTTTGACATTCATTATTAGTGGTCCAGAAATGACCATTAAGCCGTCATCGAACGCTAGCAGTATTGGTGCGGCTAAAGCAGAAGTAGGCGAACGTGCAAGTTTGCTAGTTCGCTTTGGCGGTCGCTTGGCGTTGAGCGGCTTTACGCCGTCACCAAACAACTGGTTCCTTAGCAAGATCAATGACGTTGATGATTGGGTTCCCGGCTCAACCCCTGACGATGCTGTCGCTGGCAACTTGTCAACCAAGTTCTCCATTCCCGGCGAGCCGATTGTTGCGCTGATCCCGATGGCAGAGAGTGGGCTGCTCTTCGCTGGTAGGCACACGATGACCTATCTATCCGCTGACCCTGTGTTTGACACGCAGGCGCGGATGATTGAGTTGTCGCGATCAGTCGGCATTGTTTCTTCCAAGGCATGGTGTGTGTCGGATGCTCAGACGGTGTACATCATGGCGCAGGATGGCTTGTACCGCGTCCGCCCAAACGAATTCCAAGTGACACAGTCTGGTCGAATTACTGGCGGTCGGCTTGATTCATTCTTCCAGTCGCAGAAGTTTGATAAGTTGAACTGTTCGCTTGGGTTTGACCCTGAAATCCAGAACATCTATTGCATTCTGTCGCGCACTGACCTGCCATCGAGCAGTACGCACCTTGTTTATAGTCAAGCGACCGATTCATTCTGGGCAATCCGCACGGGGTGGACAGCGTTTCAAGCACCATCATGCATTGGCGAGTTCCCATTTGGTGATGCTCGATCACCAGTGCTGGCTCTTGGCAGCGAAGATGGCTACCTTGGTTGGTTTGATCGCAACCTGACATCAGGTGTTGATGGTCAAGCCGCTGTTGGTTACAAAGGAGGAAGTAGCCCCTTCACAGTAAGCAACCTTCAAGCGGCTGCGCAGAAGATTGTCAGTTCATTGACTATTGGTCCAGTTGTCTCTCCAAATCTGTCTCAGGTCATGCTGCGTGATATGCGTGTTGAACTGACGATGGATGAGCCGCAAGAGACAGTGGATTTTAATACCCCAAACGTTCGATTGACTGGACCATTCCTATCCATTCTGTCTGGTCAAACAGCAGAGGAGGCAATTGGTGAAGCAATCGTCAACGTCACGGTCAGATATGACCCATCGTTCCCGGCTGTGGTTTTGGACGGTGGAGACGCTTCTGTTATTCCTCGTGTGGAAGACCCTGTAGGTGGGTATGACTTTGGTGTTCCTGTGTTTGTCGGAACAACTGGCATCAATCTTGCCTATCCGCAGTCACTTGCTCCTCACACATACACCACGCTTGACACGTTGATCACTGATCCAACGGCGCGAACGTATGCATTTGGTGACAACCGGATTTTTAATACTGGATCACCACCAAGCAACGGTTGGAAAATTCAAAATGAAGTTAATGTAGGCAATATTCAAACGTTGTTTACACGCGATGAATCATTGCCGGGAACTTCGCTTGATACTCCCGGTGGTGTTTACGTCTATGGAGATGGAATTCCAACTGCGCTCCCGTTACCAACCCTGCCGGGATCATCTCAATCTCCGCGCATCGTTGTAAGCAGCGGAACGTACACCAACACCAACTCCATCCAGATTGGTGAATTGCAATCTGGTCGCAATGACGCGCTTCGATGCCGCATCCGCGACCAAGCAGTCTTTGCTCGCATTGATAGTAACGGTGTTCCTTGGGCGATTGAGCGCATGGCTGCGCTTATCGACCCAATGACGCATACCAAGAACGTGAAGGGAACATACTAATGGGACTCTTTGGAAACTTATTTGGCGGCGAGTCGGATATGCGCAGGGCTACGAGGAACATGAACAAGAAATTCAAACAAGAGCGCACTCTTCAAGAGGGCAACTACACCGCGCTTATCAAAAAGTTTGAAGACGAACGATCAAACAATGCTGATGTTTACTCCAAGCAATATAACGAGTCAGTCAAGCAGTACGCCGACACGATGGCTCAAAGCCGTGCAGCGTTCGGCGCAGCATCTGCTGAGTCGTTCAAGACGCTGTCTGCTGGTCGCGATGCAACCTTGGCACTGTTGCAGCAGTCCACTGATAAGGCTGTTGGACAATCGACAGCGCAGGGCTTGATGATGGGGCTATCAAATACCACGTTTGGTCAGGCTCAGACGCAGGCGGTTGCCCGTCAAGGCGCGTTGCAGGCTGGCGCAGTCAACGAGCAGTACGCGCAGATCCTTGCTGCTGCACAGCAGTCAACCGCTAACTCGATGGCAAACATGGAAGCAGCGGCTGGGCAAACAACGCTGAGTGCTGGGTTAGGCGCAGCGCAATACCTTGGTAACCAATATCAGGGTTACACGCAAGGTGCTCTTCAGACCCAGCAAACTGGGTATAACGTGGGTCAACAACTTGGCACTGCTGCAATAACTGGAACGTATCAACAGCAGATGGCATCGGCTCAAGCAAGCATTAACTCTGGAAATCAAATCGGTGGTGCACTTGTTGGCGCGGCTGCTGGAGCGGCTGGAACACTTGTTGGTGGTCCAATAGGTGGAATGGTCGGTAGCCAACTTGCAGGCGCAGCACTCGGATAAGGAAACACTATGGCTGACAACACAATGTTTGGTATGGGTACTGGGCTGCAAGCAATCTCTAACTTCCCTGTTCAATCGAAGGGTGTCGGCAAGTCATTAACGCCCCCTTCGCCATCTGGATGGGATGCGTTCATGGATGGTGCAAAGACATTTGCTGGCAACTTCCTTGTTGGCGTAGCGAGTGGCATTCAAGCCTATCGACCCGGCAATGAATACAGTTCATTGGCTGGTGGGTTTCTCGGCGCGTCACGCCCAATGCAACAGCAATTGGACAACGCTATGCAGGCAGAGCAGCAAAAGTTTGCACGTACCCAAGAAGACTTGAAGACCAAGTCGGAGATGAAGACCAAGGAAGATATCTATCGATCACAAGCAGATCGAGCGGTCGGTATGCAAACGCCGGATGTATCTGGTCTTTCACTTGGCGTGTCTGCTCCACCGAAGAAAGTCATCGAAGAACCATTTGGCTTTCAGCCGGGATTCTCATTGACACCAAGCAAGACAGCATCTGAAGCCGTACTCAAGATTGGAAAGCAATAATGTCTCAACTACCCAAGCCAAGTCCCATGACTCCAGAAGAACTTGTCGGACCGCCAAGTCCAGAGAGTCCATTGATTGGACCGGACGAGGGCATGGCTCAACCGCCTGCTGATGGTTTCATGCGTCCTGCTCAACAGGCTCAACAGCCTGATCCATTGATGGACGATGAGGCTCTCAAGGCTGCTGCGCTCGACCACCGTGGCTCGCGCCAGATCGCTCCGTACGGTACGTACGAGGCGGTCGATGCCGCTATTCAGAACGGTTACTACACGGGTCTTGAGGCTTTGGATTTCGGCACGTTGCCTGATGGGACTCCGGCTGCGCTGTTTACTGACAAGCGCGGTCAGCGTCAAGCCATTCGGATGTCGCAGGAGCAGTGGTCGGCTGGCTTGCAGACTCGCGCACAGGCGCGTATCGCTATGGCAAAGCAGATGCGCAATCAGCAGGAGTCTCAGCGGCTCATGCCTGCGGTCGAGAAGATGGCGCAGGAACTTGAGTCAGTTGCTCCGGGATTCATGGACTTTGCTGCCATGAACATGGAAACAGATCCACGCGCTACGTATTCAAACATCCAGAATATGTACGACAAGTTTAAGGCGGGTGATCGAAAGGTAATGCAGGAACTGGAGAAGGTTGTTAATCAAGCAAGTTTGACAATTGGACAGGGCATGGCAGAAACTTGGGCAAAGAACACTAACGAAATTAGTACTGCCCAAGCGGAAGGAGTCATGGATGATGAATCAATTCCACCATTATTCAAAGCGCAATATATTCAGAGACTAAAGCGTAAACAGTTAAGCGTTAATCGCTTTGCTATGTTGACACCACCAGAAGGTGGCATTCGGCGCACTGTTAGTTTTCCATCGTGGTACGCCAGTCAGTCTGACCCCGGTGCAATTGACGATCTTGCTGATACAACTATCAATCTTGTTGGATATGAAACCGTGGCTCAGTTGCCTCGTCCGCAGCAAATCCAGTTCTTGATGCAACGGTCAATGGCTATCAGCCGCGAAATTGGTTGGTCAATGCCGTTTGGTCAGGGCGATATTGCAATGGTGTCAAACGCCTTGGATCGCCGTTTGCAAGCAATGAGTCCACCACCAATGATGCAGCCAAATCAATTGGCTGGCAATCAATCACCTGAAGCACAGCAGATCCGTGGCACAATGTCGCAGATGCAACGCGGTCAGCAGGAGCGCGAGCAGGCTACTCGTCAAACCGAAGCAAAGATTGCTGAAACGGAAGCACGTGCTTTGTTTGGAGCCAATCGCGCTGAGTATGCCCCACAGATGTCTGAGGCAGAACTTGCACAGAAGCAGGCTAATACAGGGTTGACACAAGCGCGAGCAACGACCGCACAGGTGGATGCGCAATACGCGGCTGCTCGCCAGCAAGCACGGATTGCTGAGATGCGAGCACGGGCTGCGCAGGGCGATGCAGAATCAGAACGCAAACTGGCTGAGGTTGATGTGCTGCTTAGTTTGACACCTGAAGAGGCAAAGGCAGCAAAGACACAGCGCGAAACTGAGCGCAAAAGCAGGAACACAGAGCCTGCTCCTAGTGGTCAACAACAATCTAAACCTATGTCAAAGGTTGAGGTAGATGCATACGTTCGATCACAAGTAGCAGATGCTGGTATTGAAATGGAAAATACCGGGGATATTAGGAACGATGTTAACAATGCAATTGCGCGACTTAATAACGCGCAAGGAATGCTTGCTAACAATCTTCGTAATAAACTTAGAGGGATCATCCAAAACCTAAAGAACCTACCTCAATGACTTCATTTCAACAAACTCTCAATGAATGGTCTGATGCATTGGGAAAACAAATTGATGTTGCTGATGAGCAACAACCTGATGGTATTGATATTACAGATGATTTAGGTAATTCAATATCGCAATGGGAATCAATGTTGAATGATCAAGTTGCTGCTCCGGGATCAAGATCAACTGATCAGGACTTGATGCGCGGTGCTGCTGAGTCAAACAAGTTTGAGTCAGTCTTGCCAGACACGCCAGTGATTAGTTTGCGCGAGGTGT